GCGGAATCGCCGGCTGGGCTGGTGGAAGTGCTCGATTTGACGCCTGAATCGTAGCACTCTGTATGATTGCTTACGTATACACTTCAGTTCGGTGTAGGGTGGAATCATTGGGGTTTAAGGTGCTAGATTTATAGCAGGTATAAGTCCTTTAGAATCAGTACGAAAAGTTTACATAATTATCAATTAGCGGCACCAGTCGTAGCACGATTGTGTGGCAGTGCAGTAGATGCGTTCGTGCTACGACCGACTGCCAGGCACTGACGCGGCCAGGCACTGAGCCACCCTCCGCCGGCGGGGCCTCCCACGCACCCCATGCCCCTCTTTTCAAAATGGAAAGCAAAAGCAAAAGCCGTAAGGGCACTAAAGGTTCAGGTGGTATTTTTCGGTGGATTGAAGAAGGGGACCGGCTTCGTAGAGGTAAAAGGAAAAAGCCGCGATGTCACTGTCATTGTCACTTATTCGCCTTCTTACGAAGGCTCAAACAGTTAGATACAGTATAGCGGAGCCATTTTAAGATTCTCGTTATAGTGTTTAAATCGTTCAGAATAAAGTACTTGACAAGCATTTTCGAAAAGTACCTTGACGTCAAGATACTTTTGCCTTTAGATCGGGGAAGAAGCTTTTGTTGTATGCTGAACTGAATGGTTCGCCTATACTGTAAAGAGTGCGCGGTTGTGTTGAGTGTAAAGGAATGCCCATATTGTGGATCTCAAGAACTGCTGCGGTTTAAGGCCGCTCACGTGGTCAGCCAATTGGAAGTAGAACGGGAGTGGGCGAGGGAAGCGGCGGTCGAGATGCTTGTACGGATGGGCTTTGAGCCGCTTGTAATAGAGGAGGCTGCATGCGTGGAATAGATCGTCGCGGGTTTCTTGCTTCGATCGCGGCGGCGTTCGTCTGCGATCCAGAGCGGTTGTTATGGGAGCCGGGGAAGAAGCTTATCTCGATACCTCCGGCTATGCCAGTTGGGCGCGTTCAGTTCTACACGCCGGGGAAATACGCAGTCATCGATGCCGGTTTCTTGGAGTTCCACGTTGATTCAGGCACACTTGATTTCGAGGTGGTTAATCATCAAAATGGTAGCGTATTTCGCTGGGCCGGCTCCTGGACTCAGCCGCTTGACAAAGCAAAACAAATACTGTAAGACTTGTTCTAAAGCGTATCCATTTCCGCCTTTACCGTCGTGAGATAGAAAAGGCAGGTCGGCCTAAGTTCACCGCGAATCAGGCGCGGCGGGGATCATCCCCGTAAAACATTGGCCTGAATCAGGCGCATCCCGCGTTCTTGCGTTCCCTCCTACCCAAAAAACCTATGAGCGTTCGAGTCCTCGGCCTGAATGGCCGAATCCCGATGGTCGTGTGCCTTACGAGAGCGCACCAGTTGATCGCGCAAGGGAAAGCCCGCCGCCATACCGGGCGCGGCGACGAACTTCGCGCTATCGAGCTGACCGAAACACTCGGCCACGTCCGCTACGAGCGGCGAGCGAGCGAATCGAGTATTGTGACTACTCGCAAGGAACGCTATGCCGGCCGCACGATTATCGTGCATAAACACTGGGACAAAAGCCTGGAACCGCTGTTCCGGCAGGCCCAGACGGACTGTCTAACGGTGAGTGCGGCTCGCTGGGAGAAGATGCTTAAACTGCACCCGTCAGTTTAAAATAGCCACATGAGAAGTTGCTTTTTTACGCTGCGGTGTACGCTGGATCTGATGAATCTTGAACAGGCACGTGCGCCTGGGTACATCGTTCACGTCATGAACAGAATGCGCTATGAGTGGGCGATGAGCGGCGGTGCGGACCCTGAAATTAGAATTCACATGGACTGGCAGACCAGCCGGATTGCGATTGTGTTTGACGAACCACGATCCCTGCCGCACACTCAATCGACCTCAGGAAGTTGGCCAGACCCGACTGTGGCGCATGGCAAACTTGCCAGAATAGGCCTACAGGTGTAACATTACCGTATATGGCTAGACCGATCAAGGGCACGACCCTACTTGACAGATTTTTGGGTCAAGTAGAAAAGACGGAGACATGTTGGCTTTTTAAGGGAGCGATTTCAAACAATGGCTACGGAAAACTCTTGGGATCGTGTGGCAAATTGACCTACGCCCACAGGTTATCTTGGGAGGTCCATCGCGGACCAATCCCGGAGGGCGTCGATGTGCGTCACAGTTGCGACGTCCGCCACTGCGTCAATCCGTGTCATCTATTTCTAGGGAATTACACAATCGGTACAGGCACTCGGCACTGGAAGCATATCCTGAAAGAGGAGGACGTCGCGGAAGTGAAGCGGCTGCTATCCGAGGGTACTTGGAGCCTGCGGGCCATAGGTGCCCGGTTCGGCATTACCGGCTCTGCGATCTCAAAAATCAAGACTGGAGCGAACTGGAAGTGCATGCTTAAGGCGTGATCGCGCAATGATTCCAGCATATCCACTTCCGCCGCTGCCTGACCCGATCCATTGCCTTTGCTGTGCGAAGATTGTGGAGCTGTACTCGTCGAGCATAAAACTGCGGATCGCCGAGAGCGGCCATTACGAGTGGCCTGGACAGAAGGACCGACCGGCGGAGAAGTGATATGCACGTGGGCATCATCGCGCTAGTCCTCCTGATCCTGATGATTGCGCTCTGGAAAGACGCTTCCGATGGACCGGACCCCGAACCATGAAAGCCCTGATCCTGTTTTGCGCGGTAACGCTCTGCGCCGATGCGCCGCACGTCGGGCATGTGGACCCCTCTGATTCGCAGTACCTCCAGGATCTCCACCGCCGCATGGTGGCCGCCACCGAAGCCTACAACAAAGGCCTGTCCGACATGAAAGAGAAATACGGGCTTACGGACGCCGGCGAATTCAGCGACGATTTCACCCACACGATTAAGTCGAGCCAGGAGACGGCAAGCTCCATTCACTACTAAATGAGCATTTGCGAGACTTGCGTCCACTGCGTTGCACTCACCAAGAAAAACGGAGCCAGTCTGTTCGTAGAGTGCTTCTGCACCCAAATGATGCGGCACCCACAAGGCGAATTACTGCACTGTACCCACCATTTCCCGATAGCGCCGGAGGTGCTTGAGAAGGATCGGCAAGCCCGCGAGCAACTGAAACGATGCCTCTAACCAAAGCTGAAAAAGACATCGAGCAGAAATATCAGAACGCCCGTATGATGGCGGCGCTCCTGATGTCTCAGATCGAAGTATCCGCAGCCGAAGAGTCGCTTCAGAAGTTTGTGCGGTTGGCCTGGAATGTCGTTGAGCCGGGAGTCGCCTACATTCACGGCTGGCACATCGACGCAATCTGCGAGCACCTGGAGGCCACAGTCAGGACCGACGCAAACGGCGTTCCCGATATCCGCAAGTTGTTGATTAACATCAGCCCGCGAACCGCCAAGAGCACGATTTTCGCGGTAATGTTCCCGGCCTGGGTCTGGGTCAGGAAGCCTGAGAAGAAGTTCCTGTATTCGTCTTACGATCTGAAGTTGAGCCATCGCGACGTGCGGAAGTGCCGCACTCTCGTAAAATCCGGCTGGTATCAGAAGCATTGGGGCGACCGATTCACGATCAGTAAAGATCAGGACACCAAAGAACGGTTTGATAACTCGAAAGTAGGATTCCGCGCCGGGGTATCGCCTGATGCCGGAACCACAGGAGAGGGTGCCGACGTACTAGGATACGACGATTTGAACGATATCGGACAGATGGAGTCGGACGCCTATATCGAGCAGATCATCTACTACCACGAGCAGGTTATGGCGTCCCGGCTCAACGACCCCAAGACCGGCGTCCGCATCTCGATTCAGCAGCGATCGAACGACCGCGACATCACGGGCCATATTCTTGAGCATGAGAAGGGTTGGGAGCATCTTCGGATTCCAATGGAGTACGACCCGGCCCGCAGTAAAGTAACCTGCATCGGATGGAGCGATCCCCGGACCCATGAAGGGGAACTGATGTGTCCCAATCGTATTGGGCCGGTCGAAGTCAAGGAATTGAGAGACCGTCTCCGCGCCGGCTACGCGGGACAGTATCAGCAGATGCCGACCGCCGGAGAAGGCAACAAGTTCAAGCGCGAATACTGGAACTTCTGGAACCCGGTAGGAACGACAACGGAGCCGGTTCGTATCAGGATACCGGGCCAAGACACGATCCAAAAGGCTCCCGTTCCTCTTCCCGCCGCCTTCGAGCAGACCATTCAATCCTGGGATATGGCGTTCAAGGAAGACGTCGATACCGATTACGTTTGCGGGATGGCGTTTGGCCGTGTTGGCGCTAACGTCTACCTGCTTCCTGAGAAGGTACACGACCGCCTCGACTTCACTAAGTCTCTGGCTGCTGTCCGCTGGCTCTCGCACCCGAATCGCTACCCATTCCCCGAGAAACTGGTCGAAGACAAGGCCAATGGGCCTGCCGTCATCACGACTCTGAAGAACGAGATTCCCGGCATTATCCCGATCCTGCCCGATGGCGGCAAAGTTGGACGAGCGAACGCGGTAGCGCCGTATTGTGAGGCCGGAAACGTGTTCCTGCCGAATCCGAACCTCTATCCCTGGGTTTGGGACCTGATAGAAGAGTGCGCGAACTTCCCAAAGGCCGCCCATGACGATTATGTAGATTCGCTCACGCAAGCTTTGCGGCGCATGTATGACTCCATGAGCAATGCGGCGGCTCCGGAGTTTCGCGTTTGCCCGCGCGTCGGCGAACCGGAGACGGCCTGCCACGTCCGGGAACCAGAGGCGATGGCCGCCGAGGTCCAACCACACTGGCGGCGATGGATTGCCGTATCGCCAGGACAGATCGGAGCAGTCCTGTGGTTCTGTGAGACGCCTTCCGGCGCTCTGCGGGTTTACCGCGAGCTGAACATCTCGGGAATCGACGCGCACGAGGCTGGCCGATTGATCGCGCAACACAGCCTGCCCGATATTCGAGCGTTTTTGGGGTCGATTCATCAAACTGCGCGATGGAACATCGATTTACTGCTCGAAAAGCCGTGTTTTGCACCAGTTGAACCGATCGGCAGCTACGCCGAACTGCTGGAGCAAGGAATTTTGTCGTGGGATTCGACCAAAGGCGACTGGGAACAGCGCCAGGGCGATAATGCCGTCATTCGGCAGGCTAAATTCTGTTGTGAGATAGCCGAAACCGACGATGCGGCATGGGACCGGCTCCGCGATTTGCTGCGGTTCAAGCCACAAGACTACGAGCAGGTCAGTTATGACCGCAAGAAAGCTCTTGAGATCAGCAACAGGGACGCGAAAGCCTTCCAGGAGTATTTGGATGCGGTCGAAGGGAAAATCTCGGGAGAATATCCGAAAATACGATTTTCTGCGGCTTGTCCAAACGTCGTGGCCGCACTTGGGGGATCGCGGATGGAAGAGGATGTCACGAATGCCTTCACCCGGGCGCTTCTGATCGGCATCTGCGCTCCACCGAGCGTTATGACGAAGAAACCGGGCCGGTGGGTGGACGCGACTCAGGTGAAGCGCGGCGTGGCTCGATCTCCGATGCAGGGATGGGCGCGAAGATTAGCGATGGGGCGATAGACCATGCCGGGACCACTGCTGGGACAGCTCGTAAACTTTTGCGCGGCATCGCGAAAGTTCAACTTCATCCCGTTCAATTACTTTTCGCCGGGCGATTCAATTTCCTGGATTTACGGCAGCGAGACCGGAGTGTTTCTGCAAACGGTATTGCTCACCGGCACAGTCAACGGGACCAATCCGACGTTTACGGTTCCCGTTCAGTACTCCAATACGCTTATCGTTTTCAAGAATGGCGTGCTCCAGCTTCTAAACGTGATGTACACTGTGAGCGGTCAGACTGTGACATTCGTGCCGCCGTTCATCCCGCAACCAGGCGACGTTCTACAGGCCGGTGTCTCCTAATTCATCAAAGCCGTGCAGCCGGTGTGGCGGCGGTCCGAGGCTGAAGCGACGGACCGTCTGCCGGAAGTGCCAGAACGCAGCCGTGAAGCGATGGAGAGATAACCGGCCTTTCCAGAAAACGCTTTGCAGGCGCGGTCCCAAAGAAAAGCCACATGATGCCAAGCTACGAATACCTGACTTATCCGCCGGATTTTGACACGCTTACAAAGGACTCTGACCCAGAACCATTGATCGCGGATGCCGCCAAATGGTTCGCAGAGAATGGCGGCGACTGTAATCGAATTTCCAGATGGAGCGCGGTTACGCCATTAGGCGACGAGCGCACTATCGCATTCAGGGCACCTAAAAAGCCACAAGTTGCGCCATCTTAATGTTCCCCGTGAAACAGTTATCGCTTACTTTGTTCGTAGCATCTCTGTGCGCTCAGACCTACGGGCCTGACTACGTGCAGCAGATCCGAAACAAACCGCAACTTGATCTGCGGGTCTATAACTTCGCGCCGCTCACGGTTAATTCCAGTTTGACCGCCGCGACGCCAGCGACCGTGACGATTACCGCGCCGCTCGGCGTGGCCGGTACCGACACGCGGCATTACCTTTGGGTGAACGACGGAACGTCGGCATCGGAGGCGGTTCTCATCACGGGCGGCAGTTGCGCCGTGGCCGGAACAACCTGCACGATTCAATTCACCCCGGCCAATAGCCACACTTCAGGGTGGACGCTTGCGAGCGCGACAGGCGGCATTACAGAAGCGGCCAATTATTCAGGCGGGAAGGGAGTCATGCTGCTGCCGCCGAATACGACGATGCCGCTGTACGTTTCGCCCTGGATTCCTTCGAGTATGGGATTGCAGGGTAGCGGCTGGTCTAGCGTCTTGCAGGTCGCCGCGAATCGGTGGGCCTACGGATCTTTTAACGCATTGATGGGGTGTGCCGACGGGAATAACGAATCGCAGTGCGCGATCTCGACCGCGTACCCGGCAACCGGAGTAACTTTCCGGGATTTCACGCTCGACATGAATGGTTCGGCGCAGTCGCCGCAATTCACGATTACTGGCATCACGAACGCAACCCCTCCAGTGGTTACCACCAGCGCGGCAAACTCGTTTGTTACAGGCCAGCTCGTTTATCAGACAGGAACTTCCGTGGCTGGCTATAACGGCGTATTTACGGTTACCGCACTGACGGCCACTACCTACAGTTTGACCGGAGTTTCAGCGGCAGGGGCTGCGACAGGCGGTACCGCTCAGTGGAGCTTCACAGGAAGCGGGATCGGCGTCGATGGATGCTTTAGCTGTCTGGTCGATCACCTCCAGGTCATAAATATGGGATATGGGACCGAGACCGGCCAGGCTATCGCGGTCTTAACGAACCTTCAGTCACCGACGCCATACGGCAACATCGTACGCGCCTCGCGGGTGCATGGTACCGGCGGGGTGATTGGGACGTGCGCTGGCGGGATCTTCTTTCAAAGCCCCGGCTCTACCGTTGATGGGAATTACGTGGATAATCTTTGCGATGAGGCGATAATTGCGTCCTCTCCGGGGATGACCAGCGGAACAATCTCGAATAACGAAACCATCGCCAATAACGCTTCTATTGCATCCGCCGCACCCCCCTTGATTGTGGTTGAGAATGCGTCCGGCGTCAACATAGTAGGGAACCGCATCAGCGGATATCCAACGGCGGGAATTAGTGTCGGGCCGATCAGCTACCCGCAGGGGCCTGGCGCAATCGCCACCTCCGGGGTGAATGTAGTCGGGAACGTCATTAACCTGACCAGCGGGATTGGCATGAATTGCGTGGGGGGTGGGACCTACACGATTTCAACTATCTCGAATGCCACACCGCCGGTAGTGACAACCACGACCGCAAATAACTATGTGACCGGCAACCAGGTCGTAATCAGCGAGAATTCGGTTTCGGCGTACAACGGGACCTTTACGATTACCGTTGTGGATACGACCCATTTCAGCCTGAATGGGCAGTCCGCTGCGGGGGCCGGATCGTCGGGGATCAGTACCACTTATCTCGTTAAGAACACGACATGGACCAGCAACACCGTTCTTGGCGGGACAGACGGACTGTGGCTGAGCTTGTCCTGCTCGAATGCGGTAGTGTCAGGAAACCTGATTACGAATGAGTCCCAAAACGGGATCATTCTGAACAATAACAACGCGAACATCTTGATAAAAGACAACGTGCTGTTCAAAAACAATACTAGTTCAACATCTGGAGCCGGGAATATAGTGATGTCGGGCGGCCAGTTGAACTCATTGAATAACGATGTTGTGTCGCCAAATTTGACTGACGACAATACGAGCGGAATAGACCTGAATCAGATGGTCACCACCATCGCGTCGGCCACCTCGGTTACGCTGCCGTCTACGATTGTGGCTATCAGCGGCACAACCCCGATTGCTACGATTCTGACCGGCAACCCTAATATCCTGACGGGGACTTCGATTAAGATCATCCCGACGTCTGCGCTTCCGTTCACGACCGGCGGAAATATCGCGGGCAGCGGCGTTACCGCTCACGCGAACGTTCCCTGCACCGCGACATGGGCCGGTTCATGGTATGTAAGCTGCCCCACGTCGTAGCGCAACTATCCATCAAGGTCCCTTAGACGTGGAGATTTATGGCTAAAGACGATATGATGCCGCCCCCTGGCGCAAAGCCCAAGATCGCAATTGCTATCGGAGTAGGTCCGAAAAAGCCCGGTGCTCCCGACGATAGCTCCATGCCGGATGACACCGGCGGAGACGACGCTGGCAAGATGTCGCCAGAAGATGCCGGCGTTCACCGTGCGTACCAGAAGTGCGCGGATTGTATGAACTACCAGGGCGATAGCGGAGCGTGCTCCAAGGTACAGGGATTCTTCGATCCAGACGACGGCTGTAAGCAGTTTAAGGCCGCTGGCGGCTCCGATGAACCGGATGCCGACGACAATGGTGGGCCGCCGGATGGAGACGCCGACGATAGCGCCCCGATGCCGCCGCCGAGCATGGGAGGAGGTATGGGGCAGTGAGAATGCCGTCGGTAGTCGATTTTCTTCGGCTGTTCAGGGTGTATCGGGACTTGGAGGAGCGTCTTCAGAGTTGCGCTCAAAGAGAGTTAAGACTACACGAATTCATGGACAGCTTAGCCAAAGACCGAGATCGGTTTCGAGATGAGCGTGACGACCTTGACTCTAAGCTACAGGCCGAACAGGAGCGTAGCTACTACCTGGCTATCGAAAGAGATGAACTCCGTCTGGCCTACACTCACGATACCAATAAACTAAAAGATCAGGTCCAAGAATGGCAGAAAGAAGCCACTCAATGGCGGGAAGCTTGCGAGCGCACCGACCGCCTTCGAGACGAAGCGGTAAACCGAAGCATATCGGTTCTGGAGACGTTCAATACACGGCTTCTCAGCGCCATCACTCCCGAAGCCGCCCCGACCTTCGATAAGCTCAATCCCACTGTCCGAAAGCTCACGCCTCACCAGGTAACTCGCACACAGGAAGCGGACTTCCTGAAAGCCGAGATCGATAAGCGCAAAGCCGCCAAACAATCTTAGATGCAAGTTTTAGGATCAGCGCCCCCGGCTCCATCGACAGAGGAGATTATCGCGGTATGCGGCGATTCTCTTCGGGCTTTAATGAAAGAAGAGATCGGCGACGAGGTGGACTCGGATCGCCGTTTCATTCTTCTCAAAATCTACAAGGCGTACCTTTATTTCCGCGACCTCCAGAGCTATGCGCCAGCCCTCTTCGAGTCTCTTCTCGACGCAACCAGTATCGTCGGAACGGCGACCAACACGCCGAACGATCTTAACGGATCGAATATTTACGACTGGACTCAGAACATCTACCGGGGATACTGCCGGAAGCTAGAAGCCGTGATTGGCAACCGGATGCCGAATGCGATCGCCGTCCCGGATAACCCGCAGGACGAATCGGCGATCAGGGCAACGGAAAGCGCGAACGCGGCGGCCCTCAAAATCCGGTTCATGTGCGACCTGGAGGCAAAGTGCCTCTATCAGGTCTTCAGCCTGTTCAACTACGGTACTGGATTCTGGCATCTCGATTGGGAGATCGACGGCCAGAAGTACGGAACGAAACCGCAAGAGTCGATGAGCGCCGGGCAAGCGCCGCTCGGCGATGGCGGCTTTAATTGCCCGCAATGCGCCGCCACCACACCAGCCGCAGATCCGAGTAATCCGCAACCACCAGCGAATTGCCCGCAGTGCCAGTCGCCACTATCGATGCAGAACTTTCAGTCGCCCACGATAGGCGACGTTCCGCAAAAGACCATTACACAGGTTCCGAACGGACAGCTAAATATTACGTTCCACGATTCGACGGAAGTCATCACCGTGCTCGATATGGAGGCTATCGACCAAGATACGCCCTGGCTCCGCATGGAGAGAACTTGCCATAAAGCGAAGCTGATGAAGTTGTTCGGTAACAAGATCAAGAAGAACGGCGAAGATTCGGCTTACTCTCAGTACGCGCAGTCGATTCGTTCCGCGATGGCTTCACCGATTGGGCTGGTGCGTCCGGTCAAAGATAACCAATGGGTACGGGCCGATACATGGCTTAACTCGGACATGTATCTGATGCTCTCGGATGCCGACGCCCAGAAGATGATGACTGAGAATTTTCCGCAAGGTTGCGTCATCACCGAAGTGAAAGGCGGAATCGTAGACATCAAGGCGGAAGCTCTGCATGAGCACTGGGATTACTGCAAGCCGGAGCCGTCGAACCGCATTATCGGCGACCCCTTGGGCGACGATTGGATTCAGGCGCAAGACCTTTATAGTAACTACCTGAACCAGACATCCGAAACGCTGGAGCGATCGAATCAGCCGATGCTCGTGGATGTAACCCGCATCGACATTCAGGCATTACAGATGCACCGGACGAACCCCGGCGAGGTGATTCCCGCCGTGCGGCCAGCGGGTGGCTCGCTTTCGGATCTAATGTATCAGCCCGAACCCGTTCAGATCAGTGAGCAGATCGCGCCGTTCATCCAGGGAATCATGGACGTAGCAATGCAGGATAGCGGCCTTCTTGAAGCAATCTGGGGCGGCGGCGATGCGGAGGAGCCGACCGCGCGGCAGGCTGAACTAAAGAAAAACGCGGCACTCATGCAGTTGGGCGTCGTATGGACTCAGATTCGCAAGTGCCTGGAACGCCTCTACCTAAAGGGATGCCGCATTCTTGGTCAGTACGAGGAAGGCATTCAGTCGTTCGCTAAGAAGAACCAATTCGGAACGTATTCGAGCCTCCCAATCACGATGAGCGACCTGAAGGATGGGAAATTCCACTTTGAGGCCGACGAAGCAGTCCCGATGACGTGGGGCCAGCAGCGCGACTTGCTGATGTGGTTTCTCGATAAGCCGCAGGAACTATTACAGCAGTTTGGTATGAACGATCCGCTGAACATCCCGGAACAAAAACGTTTGCTTGGAATGCCGGGAGAGCGTGTGCCGTTGCTCGACGACCGGCAGAAGTGCATGGGCGTGATCGACGAGTTAGCGACTTCAGCGCCGGTACCAGGACCGCCCGATCCGACGACCGGAGCACCAGGTCCGATGCAATCTTCGATCCAGCCGGACTGGGAAGACAACGTTCAGTTCAACGTTGCCTGTGTTAAGGCATACCTGATCGTCAACCCGACGCTCAAGACAGAAAACGCGCAGGGCTATCAGAATATTCAGTTGTACGGGCAGGCTTGCGAGGCGAAGGCGAATCAACCGCCCGCGCCGCCGGTACCGAAGACCAGTATCGCGGTCAGCCTCAAGGGGCCGGATCTCGGCACTCAGGCAGTGCAGGACTTGCTCGACAAGGAAGGTTTGCTAGATCAGGGTACGCAGGTCCAGTCCGAAGCGGATCGCGCTCTACAGGCTGGCTTGCTGCCTAACGGTCAGCCTCCGATGCCGCCGCCGGGTATGATGGCACCGACTCCGCCGCCCGCTTAGCGAATCCAGCGAATCCAGCCTAGCCAGTGGGC